AGTAGAATATGTTTTAACTATATTATCTGGCTTATCTTTAAAATGTCTTTTCATTACTTCTACGTTCTTAGGGTCATCATCTGAAAAACCTATTTGAGGCATAAATTTGTTAGCTATATCTTTTTTTAGAAATGCTCTTTTTTCTAGTAGTGCCGCCATCCCTTTTATATAATTCACAAATGATTCCATAGCTCTTACCTTAGCTTCCTCAGGATTGGTTGCCCCCGACTCATCCCCAAAAGACACAGGGTTATATTTGTTCAGTTCCAAGTATGTCTTAATCAATTGTTCATCGTCCATTTCTTCCTCACCTACAAACGAACGGTATTTTTTTAGATTCTTGACGAGCTCGTCTTTATCAATACCTTTGAAATCTGATACAATATAGTTGTAGACAGCTTGTTTTAAAATTTCGGGATTATGACCACGAGCTGTTATTATGGCAAATATCGAGCCGTTGTTTATTGCTTCCCTAAAATCATCAAACGCAGGACCAACTTTAGCGTTCATAGCATCAACCAAAAATTGTTTGTCACCTTCGGTTCTGAAATTTCTAAATGGGTCTTCAGCAAAACCAACAATTGTTTGTCCGTTATAATTAAAATTTTCCTTACCCACCATAGTTCTGTATGTGGCAAAATCTTCTGTACTCATACCAACTTCTTCACCCTCACTGTTTTTTAGAATAATTTTTGTTGGCATGTGGACAATATTATCGTCCCAATCAAATGCATAATATTTCAAGTCTGGGGAACCTTCAGGTTTGAAACCTTCGTGTATGTCGTATTTTTCAATCATTGTATATAAATAGTTTGACAAATAAAAAACCCCCCAAAATTGCTCGGGGGGTTTGTATATTTTACTTTTCTGTTAGATGTTCTCAAATGAAGCACCTGTCGGAGTTATAAAGAACTCAATATCAATAAACTCGAGAGCTTTCGTAGGTTTAAGATAAATCTTACCTGTTAGAGTGTTTCTATCTAAATCCTCTGGTGAAGATGAAACTGTCACACGGAAGTCATACAAACCTCTATCTCTTCTTATTGAGTCTAATATCGGATTAACACTATCTAAGAATTGTTGTCTTACGATTTGGTCGTTTTGTTCAAACAACAATCTAACAGCTACAGCAGATATTAACTTACGTGCCTGAAGTAATAATCTTCTAACATTTAATCTGTTGAGTGCCGTATCCGCCACTTGAAGTGTTTTGTTACCCCAAATTACAGTTCCTACATCAGCAAATGTTGCGATTGGGTTGATTCTTCCTTGATAAAGAGTATCTCTATCTTGTTGAGTCAACTTAATTCTAGCCTTGATTGAATTTACAAGACCTCTTGTGTAACCCGCCGATGCGAACCAAGGGAATGAAATATTGTCAGTTAAAGCCAAGTTTCTACAAACCTCACCTGTCGGTGGTAAGTAAATTTGGGTATTATTAACAGTATCTCTAACTAATATCCAAGGATAATAAGTTGCTGTATAGTTCGAGTCAATTCCAGTGTCATCCAATCTGTCAACCGCAGTTTGTGGGTATTGAATCAACTGAGGGTCAGTACCGTCAGGTGAAAGCAAATCATAGTCTGGTGTTGTCGTGATATAAACGGAATCAGCTCTTTGGAATTGTATCATATCAATTGTTTTTTCAACAAGTGAGAAGTTATTGATATAATCGATACTAGCTGTCGCGAATACGTTTATGTTTGTTGCCTCAGGATTTGCGAACGTTAGAATACCAAGTAAATAAGCGTAGTAATCTGAGTTAGCAAAGTCTTGAGTATTATCTTCAACAACAATTCTTTTGAAGATACCTTGACCTGTTGCGTTGGGGTAACGAGAAGAAGGGAAGAACCCTGCTAAGAATCCACTTTGACCGATTTGGAATCTGTCTTCGTTTGTTCTGTATTCTCTATAAATGTCCCATCCGTCAAAACCACCAGCAAAACAAATAGTATATTTTCTTGCGTAGATGAAGTAGTAAGGGTTTGCTTGGTCTTGAGGGTCGTTTCTGAATTCAGCTACACCACATTCGAATGCGGTCTGCCCTGAAGTTTGGAAAGCGGAACCAATTGTAACAACAGTTGCTCCAGAATCCATGTGGAAACCTTTTGAAATTTGGTTGAAAGGTAGGGATGTAGTTGCGTTGTAGAAATCCACAACAGGGTTAAGTCTACCTTGATACCCTAACATTGATTCGTCCACTCCTACAGTATTAGAAAATCCTAAATATGTTCTTCTTACGATGTCTCCAGGAGATTCGTCAGCAGGTCCCGAATAAAAAGGTGTGTTGTAAACTGTTTCACCAGGGAAAAAGTATTTCACTTTGAATTTTGGTACAGGTGCTAAGTTAGTTGGTGACCCGTATATTTTTTGGTTGTAACCATAGAAACCACAAGGTAAAGCATCGATTGGGGCATTCTCTGCCATTTCCACCATGATAAATTTAGATATTAAAGCAAATTCACCATCATGGGAACCGATTCTTTTTGCCACAAAATTATTAGACGCTGGGTCCATTGTACAGTTTGTGAACTTCTCAATTACAACTGGGTTAGCATCTGTATCGAAGAAATTACGTACTAATACATCAAATGTCATATTGTTGAAAGACAAGTTAGCAATTGAAACTTTGATTTCAACGTTCGCTGAATCCCCGTCTGAAATAGAAATAAATCTAAACAAATCATAAACCTTATTACCTCTCAATTCCGAAACTAAGAAAGGAGATTTTGGTGATTGGTATTGCTCTAATCTCCATCCGATAGATGTGTTAGACAAAGACCTAGCACTATCTAATGAGACTAAATTACAATTTAAACCTCTTATGTAAGATTGAAGATACGCATTCGAAAGAGCCGCAGGATAAACTTCGTCAACAAAAATAGGAACCTCATTTCTAGGTTTTCCAAAGTTTGTTGTACCGAGAACTTTAGTTATGAATTTTGAAGATGTAGGACTCATAGAAGTCTCAAATGAGAAGTCATCACCAGCGTTAGTAACCCCCGAAAGTAAGAATGTAAAATATGGGTCAGTTGTTATACCAGAATATTGGTCAGTACAAACCATTGTAACACCTGTTGTAGCACTAACCTCATAAATTGGACCGTGATTCTCACTTGTATTACTGTTAGTAAATAAAGATATACCTCTTGACCTCAAAGTAGCAATAACCATATTATTGTACTCAGTAAAGGAGAATGCTGAAAAAGTATAAATGTTACCTGACACAGTACCTGAAAATTCGTCAGTTCCTGTCGAGACTAAATTAGTTACAAAATAATCGTAAGAATAACCTGAATATAAATTACCTGTTGTAATATCGAAGTTAGCATAAAACCAAGCATCGTTATCACCTGATGTTAATTCGTTGAAGTCTAAATTTGCAGAGTTAGTCTCGAAACCATTTATGACAACAGGGTATGTTGTAATCAATGATTGAAAATCAGAATTCGGAATAGCTCCATAAATGAAACATGTATAACCAGAGGATGCTGGTGCTTCCATTATTGAATCCAAATTCGTTGTGAACTCTTGATTGATTGTTGAAGTACCTCCATTACTTAATCTGAATTGAACTTGTAATGAATTAGCAAGTATAGACGGTAAAGCAGTTAAATAACTGATTGTATTGTTAGCAGAATTTCCTGAGAAATCAAAAGAAAATGGAATTATACCACCATCTAAAGCCATTGTTGTGGGGTCAGGATTTGCTACGGTTGTTATACTCCAAGAAGGACCGGCATCATAACCAGACAATCCCAACACCCTTGTTACAAAAAGTTGGTTTGATTGTTGAAGGTATGATTTAGCAATATATGCCGCCTCATACTTTGGAATTTGTGTACCCACAAACTTGACAGGTTCAGTACCACCAAAATAGGCCTGAAACTCATCGTAGTTGGTAATGAACACTGGCTCGAAAGCTGGTCCTTTTATAGTCTCTCCAACGAGACCTAATGTCGTTACACCCACACTCTGAGCCACGAACGATAAATCGGTCTCAGAAGTATAAACTCCGGGGGAAACATAAACTTTTTTGTTAGCGATTGCTGTTGCCATTATTTTTGAAATTAATTCTTGCTAAGATTTATTTTATTGATAAATATTCATATGCGAATGAAAAAACTTTACTTTTGAATATCTATTTATAAACGGTGAGAATAAATTCTACCTTTTTTCTACCATGAAAGAAAAGAAAGAAATAAAGAACATAAAAATTGACCCTAAAGTACATGAAACACTAAAAAAGTATTGTGACAAAAGGGGTATCAAGATTTACAAGTTTCTCGAAAATTTGATAATGGAAAAGTGTAAAGAAAAGAAAGATATATATGGTGAGGATTAGACCAATTTACTCTCCCATGTAATCACCGCTTCTTTTGTGTTGTCCAACTTTGTAACAGTTAGTGTAAGAGTATCGTTTGTTGTGATTTGAATTAATGAAACGTCATTCCCATAATAATCTCCATTTATATAAACATCATAGTTGTCCACATTCTCTGAGGATATGAATTCCATGTCAGCGGTAAAGTCGATTGTATCAACAAGTGTGTTATTCCCAACAACAAAAAGAAACCTAGAAGGAAATTCATCAGGGTTCGATGGATATAATTCTCTTTTGACTTTTCTGACAGAAGTGTCAACCTCCACCAATTGAGTCACCCGAGCAATAGCAGGTTTAACCTCAAATTCCTCTTCATCAATCAAATAACCCAACATAGTAAAATCATAAGATTGAACATAATACTTTCTAGCCTCCATAGTCATCTGAGACTCGTCCGAAATATTATTCATAATGATTGGAACATATTGTCCTTTTATAAAAGTGTATGCTTGTCTTGATGAGAACTTCTGCATTACAATTTTATTAAGTTGATTAAGTTCCCTCATTCTATTACAAATAATTTTAACACTGTAATTAATATCTACTGGCACAGGTTGAGGTATTGTGTAAATGTCCATACCCTGCATGTTACCGTTCCAAGTCGGTACAGAAGCATAATAGAATTGTTTCCTTACAGGTATTGTATAAAGTAAAGCTGGATTTGTACCATACTTTACTTCAGGACTTCTCACAACTGTTATGAAGGGAGGAGACGGGTTATAGTCCAAATCAACAAACTTCCAAGTTTCCAAATATTGTGCCCAGTTTTGAGTAGTTATGATTATATCCAACATGGGCACTGTTTTTCCGGCAGTAACAACTTCCAAATCAGTTTTAACAAAATCCAACATTCCTCTATCCAAATCGGCATGAAGAACAGACTTTGGAAGATATGTACCATCTTTATTAATATACTCCAAAAGTTGTTCCCTCCTCGGGTATAATGTTTTCTGAGGAGTGAGAGGTAAGGTTGGTATTACTTTTTTTGGTAGTGGCATTTCTTACAAATAGTTTTTATATTTTCTAAAAAAAACAGAGGGTTGTTCCCGATGAATAACATCTACATTAACAACTTTGTTTTTACCCAAAAGTTTCATTGCGTGATTCAAAGATTTCAAACCCCAAGTTCTATCGGGTTTCCAAGTCAGAATGGTGTTTGTTCCTGATGGGTCGTATTTTAAATAGTTTCCCTCAATAGAAGGGTCAATTAATCCGACAAAGTTATAGTTCCCAACTTCAGGATAAGCCCTTAATCCCCCCTTCGAAAAACCCGAAACCGAATTAACTTTAGCATTTGGATATTTTCGTTTTATAGTTTCAGTAACAAATCCAACTGAATTTTCCCAAATACTATAAGCGACGTTTTTATCTTTTAAAATATCTTTCCCTTGACTATACAAAAACTTGGCACCGTATTTTGAGCTAGGGGTCCCTCCAAAAATAATTGCCCAAGAATTAGAGTTATTCCCCTTGTTCAATATTATGGAATCATCCGACGAAGACAATTTCTCGAATAATTTATATTGAGATTCTGTTACAAGTATTTTCATTATTATATTCCTCTAAACTCGTTTTCACTCACATATGTGGCAACAACAGTTCTATAAAAAGGTTTGTATCCACCATATGTGTGTTTATTATCTGACCTCACATATCCATCATCACTTACAGAATAATATCTCACTCTATCTTCGGTTTCATAATATCCCAAATAATCACCCATGAATATTTCCACACCCAAATCATCCAACTGTTTTTGGTAAAGAGAAAATCTCATATTACCTGGCTCTTGTTGTTCAACTTTAGAATTACCCAAAAATTTGTTTGTAGGTGCCATTACCTGAACAAGACCCTTCAACTCGACAGGTGCCAAGAATTGAACTCCGTCTTCCAAGACCTCGCCGTAGACGTCATCAGTTTTCGTTTTGTATCTATCGATTCTATAAAGAATTACAGTAAAGTTCATGTCCCCCTCTAACCACTCCTGCCCCATAGAAATGTCCAAAGCAAAATCCTCCCTTCCGAAAAACTTACCTAACCGAGAAATTGGAACTAAATTTTCTGCCATATTGATAAATATTTTAATTTCATTTATATTTCAAGTAAAAATTTTATGAAAATATTTCCACCACAAAAAGTTTATGTCTCTGAAAGCAAAATTCATGGTATGGGTGTCTTTGCTTCCGAAACAATAGAACAAGGAGAAATCTTCGAAGTGACACCATTGTTAGATTTGAAAATTCCAAAAGGGGAGCTAAGTGGGTGTATGATTGATTACAGATTCAACTGGCCACAAGGCACAAATCCAGAACTTCAAGTTGTAGGGTGGGGATACGGTAGTTTATATAATCACTCCGAAACTCCAAATGCCGCTTGGAAATCAAACATGGATAACTTCACCTTCGAATTTTATGCCACCCGAAAAATAGAAAAGGATGAAGAAATCCTTGTTTACTATGGTGATAGTCTTTATTGGAATGACGGAAGAGACCACGTCCAAATTAAATCATGAGTATAGAAGTTTCATTAGAATCTAAGGCACTTAGCATCCTTCAAGATTACGAAGGGGCTAACAATTATATTTTAGAACTTAAAAGAAAGTCTCAAGTCAACAAAAAATTTTATCCAACAAGAAGTCAGTCTGAGTACATTATCAATTTCCACGACAAGCAACCCAAGGTTGCTAAAAAATGGGTAATCTTGGACGCTTATTTTGCTCAAAAACTTGCGGATGATAAATTACTCACACAAGTACCTGAAAAAGTATGGGTAGAAAAACTTTTAGCGGAAAAAGAAAAGGCTTATCACATTTGGGGTAAAATCCAAGACTCAGAACAATTACACGAATTTTGGCTACCAAAAGCCTCTCTCATCAAAGATAATACAGTCAAAGACGTTGTCATCGATTATTCAAAATATGAACATCGTCCACCTCTTACACATCAAAAAGAAGCAATCCAAAAACTTGTAGAAAATAAAAAATATATTTTGGCTGATGATATGGGTTTGGGAAAAACTACGTCAACAATCATTGCTGCTTTGGAGTCAGGTGCCAAAAAGGTTTTAATAATTTGTCCCGCAACATTAAAAATAAATTGGAAGAGAGAGATTCAAAACTACTCCACCAAAAGTGTGTATATTTGTGAAGGGAAAAACTTTGAACCGAATCACGACTTCATTATAATAAATTATGACATAATAAAAAATTTCCATGACACTAAAAGAAAAAATGAATCGCAAATTGTTAGCGCCGATTTTGATTTGGTGGTTGTTGATGAAGCACACTATATCAAAAATGCTCAAGCTCAACGTACGAAACTAATCAATGATATTGTTAAAAAAGTCGATAGGTTGTGGCTTCTAACCGGAACTCCAATGACATCAAGACCAATTGATTATTATAATCTATTGAATTTGGTTGATTCCCCCGTGGCAAAAAATTGGATGGCATACGTTATTAGATATTGTTCCGGTTATCAATTTAGAGTTGGTCCAAGAAAGGTGTGGAACGTGATGGGGGCATCTAATTTGGAAGAACTAAGAGACAGAACGTTAAATTCAACTTTGAGGCGGTTGAAGGAAGATGTTTTAGATTTACCTGAAAAAATTATTACCCCCGTATACTTGAGATTAAAATCCAAAATATATGAGGAGGTTATGGGTGAGTATTATAATTGGTATGAAAAAAATCCTGACGAATCGAAATCACTAACTGTTCAGTTCACAAAACTCACAAAGGTTAGACAGATTTTGGCGGATGAGAAAATTGAAAAAACAATTGAATTAGCAGAAAACATTTTAGAACAAGACAAAAAAGTTATAATATTCTGTAACTTCACAAATTCATTAAATAAGATTACGGAACACTTTGGAAAATCTGCCGTCAAACTCGACGGCTCAATGTCTAAAACTGAAAGACAATTCGCAGTGGACCAATTTCAAGAAAATGAAAAAGTTAAAGTTTTTGTGGGAAACATCAAGGCAGCTGGTGTTGGTATAACACTTACCTCAGCAGAAGCAGTTATAATGAATGATTTGTCATTCTTACCATCAGACCATTCACAGGCGGAGGACAGAGCTTACAGATTCGGGCAAAAGAATAACGTCTTGGTTTATTATCCCATTTTTGAAAACACCATTGAAGGAATAATATACGATATTCTCAATAACAAAAAAAATGTAATTGCGACAGTTATGGGAGATAACAATCAAGTCGATTACGTCGAAGAAATTTTACAAAGAATAAATGAATTAAGAAATTAGTAAGGTTCGTGTTATTTATATACACAGACCTCTTATGTTAGAAATAGAAAAAAAAATATCACAACTCGAATTTAGGATTTTAGAGAATCACATAAACAAAGAGAAAGAGTTGTTACTTACAGAAATGAAAAAAATAGGGATTGAAAAACTCCCATATTCTTATTCAGCCCTCAAACAATTTATTGACCCTGAAACAATGGATTTCCATTATAATAAACATTATAAAGGATACGTTGATAAATTAAATGATGCCTTAGCTAAGAAAAAATATGGTGATTTAGAATTAGAACAAATTATCAAATCGATAAGTAGATTTGACAAAACAATCAGAAATAATGCTGGTGGGGCATTTAACCACGCATTGTTTTGGAACATGCTGACCCCAAACCCCAAAAAATTAACAGGAATACTTTACGAAAAAATTGTGAAGGAGTTTGGTTCATTCACCTCATTCAAGAAAAAATTCGAAACAGTAGCTAAAGACAGATTTGGTTCTGGTTGGGTATGGTTGGTTTTGACAGCAAAAAATAAACTTAAGATAATGTCTACCCCAAACCAAGATAACCCATTGATGAATGTCATCGAAGGTGGGGGTTTTCCAATTTTAGGATTAGATTTGTGGGAACATGCTTATTATCTGAAATACAAAAACAAAAGAGATGAATATATTTCTAACTTTTGGAAAGTTGTAAATTGGGATTTTGTGACAAAACTTTATGAAATGAAGACCGAAACCAAGCTTTTGGAAACCCAAGAAATCAGAAAATTAATTAACGAATCTAAGGAGCCTAAATTTTGTAACCCTAAAGAAACAATATCTTATAAAGCAGTAATAGATAATCCAAAATTGAAAAGAATTTACCAAGACGGTATAACAAAAGTATTAAAAAAGATATTCGGTGAATTTTGGGTTGAGTCTGAAAAAGGGGAAATGTCTGGATTTTACGGTATCGAATCAGAACAAGGAAGGTCGATTTTGAATAACTTGAATACGAATTTCAATACATTTTGTTTACTAACAAAGGCTATTAATAAAGAAATCTTGACAGAAAAACCTGATGGAAGGACCTTTGATTTTTCTCAAGAAAAAAATAGAACTTTGGAAGAAATGAATAGATTCATCAAAGTTTTAGACATTTTCAGAAAAAGAATTTTCAATAAGAACAACGAGGACTTCATAAACATAATAAATGTTTTGAGTAAACTTTGGAAAAGAGGACAGAAGTCTGAAGATAACGCCCTGAAGAAAATGGAAGATTATTTTGGTAAAGACGTAGAAATAGAAAAACTCGGAGCTCATGGTAGTAAAAATGATGCTTTGAAAGGTATAGACCTGAAAATCAAACTATCCGGTGATTCTTTCACTGCACAAGTGAAACCATATTCTGTTTTTTCTGTTATCAAAGATAAAATTGAATTATTAGATACGGGTAATGTAAAACCTTACGATGTAGACTGGTTGATTTTTATTCAACCAAAATCCAATAAAACGTTAATATTTAAGAATAAACCATTGAGTAGTGAAGGACAATACGTTTTTAACGTGGAGTCACTAATTCATGAAATTGAATAAATATTGATATTTATAGATATGGCAGTAATTCCAGAACCAGAAAGAACCAGAATATATACGAGAATCAAACACCTTCTCGGTGCCCCGTTAAGGAGCGTCGAATTAGAAGATGAAATGTTAGATTCCTTAATGGAACTATCCATCGGTGATTACGAAGAATACGTTCTACAATGGTTAATTGATAGTCAATGGGTTAACTTAGTAAACCTCAACATGTCTGAAAAATCAGTTGCTCAAGCTTTGATTACTAGGACCATGGATTTCGAACAACAATTTGCCTACTCATATTCTAAAATTGTGGGACTACAAACTGTGGGACCTTGGGTGTTGAAAAAAGATTATTTTATTCTCGAGGCTAACAAACAAAACTATGAAATCCCTGCTGGACGTGAAGTTAACGAATTACTTTGGTTCAGTAACCAACCTTGGACAGCATTTGGTTTAGGTGGTGTTGGCGGATTCGGATTTGGTGGAATAGGATTAGGTGCTAATGAAGCCGGATATGCTCAAATGGGATACCAAGGTTCATATTTTATGATGTCTGGTTTTGACTATTTGATTAGAATGCAAGAAGCCAATATCTTAAATAGAATTTTAGGGGGGTCATTAACATATAGAATAACGGCCCTTCCTGATGGCAAGAAGAACATTTTCTTATATAATACGCCAGGTGGAAGATTCAATTGGAGCAACTACAGTCTATACGCTGGTAAAGCAGTTTGGTATTGGTATTATGATGTAAATCCTGATAACAGAGCAGATTGTTTGAAAAATAACCCTGATGTTATTAAGTTACCAACAGATGTTCCCATCTCTGAATTATCTTGGGAGGACTTGAATGTCCCTGGTCAACAATGGGTTAGAAGATGGTTTACTGCTTATTGTAAAGAAACGTTATCTCGAGTACGAGGTAAGTACATGGGTAACTTGAAAACTCCTGATACCGAAATTCAAATGGAATATCAGAGTTTGTCAACTGAAGCAAAAGACGAAAAGGCGAAACTTTTAGAAGAACTCATCGGTGAGAACGGATGGTTGTCAAGACTTAGACCTGAGAAGGTTATGGAGCGAGAGGCATCTATAGCTGAAAACTTAAATAAACAAATGAAATTCAGAGCGTTCCCACGTCAAATTTATGTAATCTAATGGCAATCGTAAGAAGCATACCATCAAGAAGAATTATAAACGGACATTCTATACAAACTTCCGAAATTTCTGTAGTTTCTGAACTTAATTATAAAACTAACGGAGAGTCTTGCGTTATCATCCGAGGTGTTGAAGAATCTTTCGTTGTATTAGATTCCACAACTACTGACCACGTTGTTGTAAAAGCAATGACATACCTCACTGTCACACCTGATGTTGGAAAAATTGACGAAGAATATGATGAACTTGTTATGGACAAATTTGCCTGTGTTGAATTCAGATTTGCCAACAACAATTGGTATATTCTTTCATCAGACGGATTGAAACAATCCTAATTTTTGTTCCCAACCATCCTCAGCTAATTCGTAAATATAATTCGGACTTAGTCCTCTTTTTTCCCAATAAGATAACTCTTGTTCAGTTATTTGTAGAACGTCCTCTTCAAGTTTATCTTGGTCACCTTCTTCAAAGGGCATACCGTTGATTAATTCACATTGAGCGTTCGTGAATATACCACGGGATTCTGGGTCTGTTACAATTAAATTGTCTCTAACTTCTTGTTGAAAGACAACCAATAAAGGTTCGATTCTTTTGTTGAAAGTTGCGATAGCTCGAGGAACATTGTACTCACCTGTCATCTCTGGATTAGTTTCCAAAATATTAGAATTAAGCATATAACAATTAACAATTACACCATCAGAAATTGGTTTGTAATTTGGATTGAGGTTTAAGTTGTATTCGTTTGTTTCCTTAATTTGTTTAGCGGTCATTTTTTGTACATCACCTTGAGACGCCTTTTTACCATTGTTTACGTACATAATAACATCCCCAAGATTAACATTCAAACCCTCTTGTATTGCTAATTCCATATGCGCCATACGACTCATACTATTTCCAGCCTTAGTTTTTTGTGTTAACCTTTTTTTGTAGTCATCTAAGGTTAGTTTAACTTTTGCTCGTTGGGCAATTTTAGATAATGGAACTTGTTGGTCAAATATCTTTTTCAGATACTCGTAGTAATATTCAATGAAGTTTTTACCATCACCATTCAACAAAAGTTTAATTCCTTTGTCCAAGAATTCTTCAATATATAAAGGGAGTTTTTTTGATTTAATGGAATTGCCAGTCAACTTTATCTTTCCCTTAGCATCCATAACTGCGTAATTTTTTCTGGCAAGATTTATACAGGATGGCCATACACCATCGGTATCTAACGCCATTTCACCTCTCATGAAAATATCATTATATTCTGCCACGTCAGCGTCGGGACCAGTATATTCTTTTCCTACTTTAACTTTCCAGTTCAAACCCCGGCCAACGTAACGATGATTTTCTACTCCTTCAGGACTTGAAAAGTTTACACCGTCCGTATCCATAACAAGTGGAACGTATCCTTTTGACATAAAGAATTTAATCATCTGTCTCAAGTACTGACGACCTGTACATGTAATTTGTTCACCCATGTACATATCACCCCAAGCATAAACCTGTGGTGCTGACAACGCACCGAACATTGAGTTAATGAAAATCTTGATTGGAAGTTGTTTGTTTGAATATGAAGAAGAAAGTGCTGGGTCAGTTGTATAATACTCTTCGGCAAGTTGTTTATACTTAATACGAGTATCACGGAAATACTTCAACATTCCTTTCATCGCACCTGTCACATCACACTGTGGGAATACATCGTGTACGAGCTGAATAGAGGGGTATAGAGACGAGAAGTCGAGCTTGAGTACATTCTTACTATACCCAACCTTAAGTAGTCGAGAAAGACCTCCTACGAAGTCTGTCTTGTCTTGTTTGGCCGGGATTGCTAAACCGTGTTTATATGACCATGCCAACATTAACATTTTCCAAAGGGTTGCGGTTCCCATAGTTGATACCCTTTCATATGTTGTTGGAATCATTGAAGCAAGTAGGAATGAGGCTTGATTGAACTCTTTATCCACCGCTAATGTTTCTTCCAAGTCATCGTCAAGATATCTTTCGACTAAATTATCTCCGGTCGTTTTTAAATAAATGTCTGAACGACTTTCACATATAGTGTCAATCTTAGTATCTTGTCCAACTTTGCGGTAGTTACCGTTCTGAATATTCAACCAATACTCTTCTTTTTTTTCATACATTTTTCCAATATGGCCGTGGTCAATGTAAACTCGGTCTTTGGCTTCTTTGCCAATAAATGTGGTTATGTATTTAAGTCCCGCAGCTTTGATATTCGAATTGATTGCCTGAGCTCTTCTGACTGCGTGAATAATATCAATAACATTATACCCCCAAATTGAAGTCTGAGTATAATCCTCCACCTCATTTGCCAATTTCAATATTGATTCTTTTCTTGTGTACGAATGTTGGGGGTGAAGTGATTTTATCGACTTCCTCATATCTATTCCTAATCTCTGACCTCTCTCGAACAACCAATGCCAGTCGAAGTTTGCTGAGTTGTAACCTCCAATGATTGAAGGTTTTATTTGGTCGATAACATTAAAAAACTCGATGATTGCTCCCTTTTCTTGGGACTCGTCCAAACACTCAATGACTCTGTGAAAACCTTTGTTTGTTTTGATTCCAATCATAAAAATTCGACCATCTTTAGGGTCCAAAGCATTTGTCTCCAAGTCGAATACCAAACGTGTCACATCATCATAATCAGTATATCCTTTGAATAGCCTTTTTTCCTTTGAAACAAGATATTGTTCAACGGGGGGTAAAACCATAACTTTATCTTTGGTTTTTTCTCCCCAAGGGTCACAACCACCGTCACGGAAAAATTGTATAAGCTCACGATATCCCTTCAGAGATTTTACCATAAAGGTTAAACCTTTCTCAAGTCTTTCGTCACCTTTAGTCTCGAGCTTATCAATAACAATTCCATATTTTGTCATAGCCTCTTTTTGAGCCATTTTGGAGTTGTTATAGAAGTTGAGACCTCTTAGGTCACCAACCCAAGCAAAAGGGATGAATGTATCTTTACGAATTTCTTTTCCTTTACCAGGAATTTCTTTGATTTTAAAAATGGAGTTTGAAACGTAGTCAAACTCGATAGCAACTATAAATTCTTCGGGGTCGTTTCCATGTAGGAACGACTCAATTTCTTGAGGGTCAATCATATGTTTTTACGAGTGGTTTATTGGCTTTCACACTATCGTGAAGTTCACCTTACTCATTCCTCAATAAATATAATAAAAAAAAATTACCTAATCAAAATTAACAACAGGCTTGTTCGGCAATAAAACTATCCTGTATGTTTATATAAAGTTGTTCACGTATAGGTAAAATTAAATTACCTTCATCGTTTTTGATTAGAAATTGTCCTTCGTATCTCCCAGGTGTATCTGTATCCATCGAATTAAATTGGAAATAAACGTAGTATTCTGTTGTTGCTCCGTCGGGTAATAATAAAGGCACAATGTAACAAGGAGCTCCAACAATTTTTGGAATACCTGTATAATAATCAACCATTGAGAAAAAAATGGTTGAAACTTCTAAAGCGGCCATTAACTCCAAGTAGCCCGCTCTTCCGTCTTTAACAACCTGCATTTTGAGAACAGGCAACGTGGCATTTTTTTTAATGTAGAATTCCATAACAATAAATATATTGTTATGACTCTTTACGAAGTTCCCTACTATAATGTTCGAATCTATTGTGTTCCGTTGGAGTCAACAATAAAATACCAGGTTTGATTTCTTCTTTTTTAGTGAGCTGATAGATGTGACTCATCCAAGTCTGTTCGAATGGATGTGCCCAAGTTGTATCCAAGAACATCTTTTTATTTCCTGTTTTAGACACTATTTGAGGCCAATTACAGTAATAAACATCACCTGTCGCATACGGTACACCTTTATGAGACAAAATATTTTTGAATTCCATTTTCGGGGCATTAGGGTCCAATCCCATCTCAGGTAATCTATTTTTCCCAGGCCAAAACTTTTCTCTCACATTCTGAGGAACATTATACCAAGACCACTGAACACTGTTATCACCAAAAAACTCTGTATAATTTAATTTTATAAAGTCAAAATTTTCCTTTTTGATAATTTCTAAAGACTTAGTGTATAGGTTTGGTACTTTTCTATTGAACCCATTCCTACAAACCTCTCCGTCTTTACAGAAGAAAAACATATCGTCCTCGAAAAAAAAGTAAAAATCTAAATCTGGTTCATCCTCAAAATGTTCCGCAATCCATTGTCTACCTCCACAAATACCTAAATTATCTTTTTTTATGTGTTCGAAGCCATATTCGTGACAAATACGAATATAATCAAAAGTTGTTGATGTATCTGTAGAATTATCTAATAAAAACTTTTTCGTTTTTAAAATAAAGTCTTTATCGTATTCCATCATAGAATCAATCAATGTTTGGAATTGTTTTGGACTATTGAAACCTATAACATAAAGGCCAACCTTACTAATATCCAAATTTGAGACGCCTACCGTAGATGTTTCATTTTTTGGAACAAGTTTGTCATCTTTCAAATCTTCAAAAAACTTACCCACCAATCCGTTAGATTCAATTTCGAAGTAGTTTATTAAATCAGCATGTTTGTAACACATAATACTGAAAATAGATTCTTCAGTACCCATGTAACCTTCCTCTAAAGTTGATTTTAACAAACCGTAATATATTCCGTTAATGTTTGATATGGAATCTTTAGGACCACCAAAAAATCCTCCTCTAGCAACCTTATTAACCTTAGAGCCGGCAATTGAGTTTAGTTTTGAATATTCAAATCCATGGATTTCATTTTCAGCATCATACGGGAAACAAATGAAAGAAAATTTAGAAATATATTTTGATAGTTTATCTAAAACTTTATCGTGTGTGAAATATCCCGGATGAACTGTATTTGTTAATCCACCGTCAATCCAAAATAGATATTCAGAATCAAACCTATCAAGGATTTTAGCGTCGTTAAGGAGAAACACTTTTGACATCACAAGTGGGTTGTAATTCTCCAATCTAGCTTGGGTAGAATCTTTCAACCAACCCGATAAGTTTTTCCAACTGTCCTTATTTCTAATTTCTTGAATCAATGGAAAAAATTCATTATTTCTGAACCAAGAGAGAGGTCTTTCTATAAACTGAGTATTTTTTTCAGTTCTTTTTTTAAAAACAATTTCTTTTAATTCTTTATCACCATAAATAATCATATTGACATCCACATTGAGTAGACTGTCAAACTTATCCAAATAGTGTTGATAAGGTCTTGACCAACCTTCTGAGAGGGATTCTCGTCCGATATCCCAAATACCTGTAACAAGTGTTATATTACTCATATATTCTGTTAAATTCTTCTAAAATTCTATAAAAACTTTTATTTCTTTCGAAAAGTGTTGGGTCTGTTCCAGGGGGACAATTGTCAGGACACCACCAAATATCAAAATGTTTTCTCGTAAATAATTCAGGGTGATTATAATACATAAGAGTCATTATAATTTCTTCGAAATAAACCCTTTCCACAGGACTAATTTTGAAAACATAATCTTCGAAAATTGTTACCACATTATCCCATAAATCTCTATGACCACCAAACATACCACCTATAATGTGGATGTCTCTTTGATATTTGTTATACCATTTAGGGTCTACTGTACCCGACCAAAAGTTTCTGTCATTTTCTTTACCTAATATCAAAAATTTATTTTCAGAATCAGTCACTATATTCTTCAAGAAATCATTATTAAATAATGAACTCTCATAATATCTCCTCTGTGGATGTTGACTTCCGGTTAAATATTTGTTCGGTATCAGACCACAGTGTGACAATCCAGCATCAATCCAAAAGTAATAATCATACGATTTATCCTCATTCCACCACCAAGAAAACTTTGCCCATTGGATTTCAATACATCTATCACCTCTTTTAGCAGAATCATAGTCTTTATATTTCTCGAGAATTTCTTGGAACTTTGTTTTTTTCAAATCATAAATTTTGAATTCTAACTTTTCTTCACTGATACCATGCTCTTGGTAGAAAAAATTTTTCAATCTTTCTATTTCTCTTTCTGAAGTATAACATAAGAAATCGGCGTCTGTCATTTTTAATAACGACAAAAGACTATATTGATAGTGGCCTCCTCTCGAAGGTCTCCCACCTAATTCAGTTCCTGACAGGTCGCTATATATACATGTGATAAATTTAACTCTCATATCTGTAGTCCTTATGAACTTTTTGTAATTTGATGTTTTTATTTTCTTGTAAATTTAAATATTCCCTTGGAATTTTTACCGGTGAATACTGATTCCAATTATAAGTTTGGGTATAAAAATTATTATAAACTCCGCCAGAAACATCTGACCAGTCACTAATTTGAGGACCAATTGGTAAAATTGGAACATAGCTCTGATAAACAGAGGTCACATTTTGATAAATGAAATCATCAATAGCGTAGTATCCAATTTTCGATGGTTCCTCGATTTCTAAAACCTTGTCATAAATGGACTCGTGGTACATTATCATGTTTGTTGCGAATATACCTCTATGATGTTCTTCTTTAGGAGGAAGATTAGTGGCATCCAAAAACCATTTAGAATTTGTACTTAGGTTTATTGGACGATTAATCGTTGGTGCTAAATTTATAACCGCAAATTCAATCCCTGATGATTCCGTTTCAATTTGTTGAACTAAAGACTTTGCGTAAGGCATGATTGTACAATCATCCTCGATAACTAGAACCTTTTTATACCCACGGGCTTTAGCCAATTTTATTATTTCCAAATGAGATTTTGTACAACCCACATGATTATTTAAATCGATTGCGGGAAAATACTCGTAGTCCCAACCGATATATTCCATTTCTTTTTTTATCGATTCAAACCTATCTTTTCTTCTTTCTAAATTAACAACAAATTTCGGTGCGTCTGAAAAAATCATTAGCTTACATGATTGTGATTTAATTGTCCCGTCAGTCTCTCACACCAACCTTTCGATTCAGAGTGTGGCCAAACAACCCAATATTTTGGTAAAACATCAGTTTGGAATTCTCTCCATATTTTACAATACTTATCGGGGTCGTTCATCATTCTTGTGATTTCCGATTTATCGGCATCTTTTCTGAAGAGGGTCTCATCGTTGGGACCATGGAAAGCAACAACCCAAAAATCGTAGTCTTTTTCAGGGACACTTGAGTAACCTACGTCTATACAATGTTTGTAAACAGAAGCGAAATCCTTTTTCCAATCTTCCTCAGTTTCATAGTTGTATGGGTTAGGGGGGTAATTTTTGTCTAAAGTATATCTTTGAACTGCTCTTTTCTCGAAAAGTAAACCTGAATATTTTTCATAATCTCTGAGCGTTCTCACGGGTCCAAAACCGAAAGGACCATCATGACCCTCTTGAGTTTCATTATCCATACCGAATAGCTTTCTATTTAACAAGTGTGAAACTCTATTTTTTTCTCCCCATGTTCTATCATCGTCCCACTGTTTTGTTCTACCCTTACGAGTATATTCATGATACACAACAGGGATGTGAGGGTGAAAAAGGTCATAACCCCATGTATATGCTCTAGCTGCGATTGAAATTTCTTCACCGTGGAAATAATATTCAGGGTTATGTTGAACCTCTTTAGCAAAACTTCCCAATGTAAAACAGAAATGTGCCGAGTAAAATCTGGCAGTTACGGGTTTGGTCATTTCACGCCATCCAGGGATTGTCTCAGGTAAAAAGAATACCGCACCTTCAGGTATAAATCTATCAAATACCATTCTCCAAGCGTCTTGAGCTCTTCCCGCTGGGTCATTATCAGGGTCGAAAGATGGTACATAACCCGTAAGTAGAGGTTTTTTGTATCCATCTTTTTGTAACCCCTTTATCATATCGATTAGGATTACATCCCAATCTTTAACGAATCTCATGTGAGAATCTATTTGTAATGTATATTTTTCATTTTTATATAGTTGTTGAACTAAATGTCTTGCCCAACAAACCCCTTTTGCCTCTTCGTAAGGAATGTCTAAAATTCTGAACCTTTTATCATCTCTCCACTCATCAAGGTTGTCAAATCCGTCCGATTCTGAATATTGTCTCGCAATACCTAAAACTAAGTTTTCGGGTTTCTTGGCATTTGCTAACATATCTTTTATTGTTAGGACTAACTGTGGGTCGCGATAACTAGCAATCTGTATAAAAATTTTACTCATATAAATTATTTGGTATAAAAATAAAAAACCCCCTACAAAAGTAGAGGGTTGTTTTTTATTTATGAAAATTTTATTTTAACATGGGGAACCAAATGGTGTTGAAAGTCCGCCATTATCGATAATAACACAAGGACCACAACCCCCTGACTCATTGGTATAATATAAACCTCCTCCATTGAATGGGTTGGTCAAATTTATATCCGTAAAGAACTGAGTAACAAGTTGCCAATCACTATTCGCACCATAAACCGTTTGTGTCAGAGATACTGGGTCAATTTGACATAAAGTGTCACCTGATGAAATTAAGAATGCAGTTGGATTAATCTGAGCACTTATATAAACAGGTAACCCAGGAGTCCAATTTGTGGTTGCTGATTGTATCAACACGGTATTACCTGTGAATCCTGTAATTGGAGGAACACTGATTCCTGTACCGAACACAAATCCATCGCCTGCAACACCTGGAGGTGTTCCTGTATTAGCTGACCAATATTTGAATGCATTTGTATCACCAGAGTAAATTGCTGTACTTCCTGTTTGACTCATTGTAATAGTAATACTTTGTCCAGTAAATTGTGAGAAGTAACTTGTTCTATCTATTCCGTCGGAATCAATAGAATTGAAGTAGATTGCTCTACCAATACTTGTCATTTCGTTAGGGTTTGTTGTCCCTGAACTAGAGCCTGCTATTTCTGTCATTATCGTATTACCTGTAGTTGGGAAGTTGTAAGGTAATACTATTAAATTAAATGAATATCCTGTTACTGGTTCAGGTGTAACACTTGGTGTTGGCGTTAATGTTGGAGTAACTGATGGTGTTCCAGTATTAGTTACACTTGGTGTTGGCGTACTTGTAGTTGTTGGTGTAGGTGTTACTAAAGTTGCCTCACATGCTGCACAGTTAACATAGAAAAGAAGTGGTGTTGCACCGTCTGTTGGAGTTGCCACGGTCTTCTCAACAATTCTATAACATCCACTTGGTGTTCCTCCTGTGAATGTGAAATTGAATACGTCACCAGATGCTAATGTCGATGGTCCTAAATCAGCAACTAATACGTTCAAGTTGGTACATCCCGAAATTGTGTATGTAGTAACCGAACTTAAGTCAGTTGTAGTTGGTGTTGGTGTGTTCGTTGGTGTTTCACTAGGTGTTTCACTTGGGGTTTCAGTTATTGTTGGAGTTGGTGTTTGAGTTAAAGTTGGTGTAGGGGTAGGTGTTGGTGATAATGTTCCTATAACACAAATATCAACAGCCCCTTCATTAGGAGTGAAAAGAGGGAAGAATACATGTAGTGGTTGTGTTACAGCGTTGGTTGATGTGTAAAGTAATGTTGAATTATAATAATACTTTACGCTTGTTCCATCATAATCCACTTTCCACACATCAGATGATGAAACAACAGTACCGACATTTAAAACGGCAACTTGACCACCGTTTTCATATATTTCAATTTGGTCACTATTATACAGGTAAATACCATATGACGTATCCTCATATGTGCTGCCAGGGGTAGCGGTTGGGTTGTAAGAGAATCCACCCATTAAAATATTACCATTCGCAGAAGTTTGGAAGGTTACGGAAACAGGACCAGTAAATGTCTCTAAAGAATATGCCGATGAATCCCATCCTGATGTTCCATCATTTATCGCACTATTACTTGTTGTTGTAGCATTGTTACCTATGAAAGTAAATGTTTCACAGTTTAAAATTGGTGATGGAGTTGGAGTTTGTGTTGATGTGTTTGTTGGTGTAGGTGTAGAGGTTGATGTTTCGGTATTTGTTGGTGTAGGAGTAGATGTTGATGTTTCGGTATTTGTTGGTGTAGGTGTAGAGGTTGATGTTTCGGTATTTGTTGGTGTTGGTGTCGGTGTTTCAGTATTCGTTGGAGTCGGTGTTTGAGTTGGTGATGGGGATTCAATAGTTAATGTTAATGAGTCTTCAGTAGCCCCGGAACCCCAACTATAAACATAAACTCCAGGTGTCAAATTCATCGAGGATATTGTTTGACCTGTGAACGTCATACTTGCCGATATAAATGTACCTGACGTGTATCCTGTTGGTACCATCAGACTAGTTTCTGTTAGATTAAAAATACCGAAGAAGTCACCAGAACCAAAATCTTGTGCTTGACCCGGTCCTGTACCGAAATTAGCAGGTTTGCTAAATGTTGCTCCAGTGTAAGCGTCTGATGATGTTGTTGTTGTTGGTCCACAACCAAATAATGCCATAGAAGGTCCTATTCCTCCGAGTGTTGGTTGTGTAAATGTTTCCGAATATGTTAAATCAGTAAGATTGAATGAACCAGAACCAGACATCACAACATCGGACCCGCTTTCAAATATTGTCGCTGTGAACCCTGAAGATGGAATCGGTGTTTCAGTCGGAGTTGGTGTATTTGTGGGAGTTTCACTGCTTGTTGCTGTAGGTGTTGGTGTTTCTGTTTCAGTCGGTGTTGGTGTGCTAGTTGGTGTCACACACTCAACAGGTAAACCTATATTAGTATAACCAAGGGCGGTTGTAGCCGTAAAACCTGTTGATAGATAATCATAAATGACATCGCCAGGTGCTGGTATAGTACAACATTCGTTACTATAAGCATTCCAGAAGAAAGTAGGGTCTGGAGGAATATACGGGTAGGGTTCGGGAGCAAAGCCACCTAAAGTCCAAATGACTGTTGGAGTTCCTCCTGTAGAGTTACAAAAACTTTCTATGTCAGGATATATTGTTATTGAGTATTGAACAGATGTACCACTCAAACAAGGAGTTGTGGGTGTGGGTGTTGGAGTTTCAGTGCCTGT